CTTCGTTTTTTGCAAAAGCAAAAACTAACAAGATTCTCGTGCTTGTTAAAGCATGAGAATCTGCTTCGTTTTTTGCAAAAGCAAAAACTAACAAGATTCTCGTGCTTGTTAAAGCATGAGAATATCACAGCAGACGCAAATATCGCAAAATACTGCCTAATCTAGATAATAAGACGAATCGCATTATATTTATAACGGTAAATATTTTTATTTGGACCTCTGTAAATTTGAACCGCGCCCCAGCCCCCACCCTTGTAGACACTAAAATGGCTACTGTATACAAGAAGCATACCCACCGCGAGCACATTCTCGAGCTCCCTGATACTTATATTGGCTCTACCGATACTCACACTGAGTCCCGCTGGATCTATGATAGCACTGCGGGTAAAATGACATACAAGACCGTGGCCTTCAATCCTGGCTTCTACAAGCTCTTTGATGAGATTATTGTGAATGCGCGCGACGCCCTCGTGCGCTCCACGACGGAGACCGGCCGTACGCCCATCAAGACTATTGCTATCACCGTGGAGTCAAAGGACGGTCAGCTCGAAATCACAGTTGAGAACGACGGCGACGGTATTCCCATTGAGATGCACCCTGCGGAGGGCGTCTGGGCGCCCGAGCTAATCTTCGGTCACCTCCTCACGAGCGGGAACTATGACAAGGGCGAGCAGAAGATTGTCGGCGGTAAGAACGGCTACGGTGCAAAGCTGACGAACATCTTCAGTAAGTCTTTCACACTGGAGACTCGTTCACCCAAGCACGGGCAGAAGTATTCGCAGACCTGGTCGAAGAACATGTCGGTCTCGACGAAGCCCTCCATTAAGGCTGACAGCCGTCCGAAGGATGGCGATGAGCGCTCTGGCGCGCACAAGGCAAAGGGCTTCGTCCGCGTCAGCTATCAGCCCGATATGGTCCGCTTTCCTGGTCTCGATGTTGCCGACATGACGGATGTGATGTCGACGCGCGCCCTTGAGCTGGCAGCGATGGCCGGCAAGGATGTCAAGGTCACCTGGAACGGCTCGCACATTGCCACAAATACATTCGAGAAGTTCGTCAAGCTCTTTGTTAAGGCCGATGCCCCTATCGCCTACGAGCGCTGTGGTGAGCGCTGGGAGGTGGCCGCAGTCCTGGCTCGCGCCCTCTTCAATGAGGATTCCGTGCCTGATGAGAAGCACATCTCCTTTGTAAATGGCATCAATACTAAGAAGGGTGGCAAGCACGTGGATAAGGTCGTCACGACCGTCATCGGAGACTTCTGCGACCTGGCAACAAAGAAGAAGATTCCTATCAAGGCCGGTCAGCTCAAGGACTCGGTCATCTTCTTCGTGAATGCTACCATTGTGAATCCCGCCTTTGATTCCCAGACGAAGGAGACGCTCACGACGCCGGCCACCAAGTTCGGCTCCGTTTTCAAGACGGAAAAGATGGTTCCAGGCCTCGTGAAGCTCGGCCTTCTCGAGGAGGCGGCGGCGATTCTCGATGCCAAGGCCAACAAGGACGCAAAGAAGACGGACGGCTCTAAGAAGAAGACGCTGCGCGGTATGCCGAAGCTCGTTGATGCGCTCTGTGCCGGCACGGCGAAGTCAGGCGACTGTACGCTTATCCTTACAGAGGGAGATTCAGCCGCCTCGTCAGCCATTGCCGGTCTCGCAGTCGTCGGTCGTGAGCAATGGGGCGTCTTTCCGCTTCGAGGAAAGCTTCTCAATGTTCGTGATGTGTCCGCCGATAAGTTCGCCAAGAATGAGGAGCTCACGGCCATCAAGAAGATTCTCGGTCTGGAAAAGGGTAAGACATATAAGGACCTGAAGTCTCTGCGTTATGGTCGCGTGATGGTGATGGCGGATCAGGATTTGGACGGGTCGCATATCAAGGGTCTCCTCATGAATCTCTTTCATGCCGAGTGGCCCTCGCTCATGCACGCCGGCTTTCTCTGCTCTCTCGCCACTCCGCTTTTGAAGGCTACGCGTCGTTCCGATGTCGTCAGCTTCTATTCCGCCGTCGAGTTTGAGAAGTGGAAGGCGGCAAACGGTGGCACAGCCGCCGGCTGGCATCTCAAGTATTACAAGGGTCTCGGCACGAGCACGGAGGTGGAGGCCCAGGAATGGTTCCGCAATCTCCACGAGATCAAGTATGCCTGGGATACTCAGACCGATGAATCCATGTCGCTCGCCTTCAGCAAGAAGCGCGCCGATGACCGAAAGGGCTGGCTCTCAAAGTATGATCCTGAGCGCGCCCTCGTGATTGGTGAGAAGGGTCGCGTCGATTACTCACGCTTCATTCACGATGAGCTGATTCATTACAGCAATGCCGATAATATTCGCTCGCTCCCGTCACTAATGGATGGCCTCAAGCCCTCCCAGCGCAAGATCATGTTCGGCTGTCTGAAGCGTGGACTGCGCTCCGAAATCAAGGTGGCGCAGCTGGCCGGCTATGTTTCAGAGCACGCGGCCTATCACCACGGCGAGGCATCGCTCACGGCGGCTATCACGTCGATGGCTCAGACCTATGTTGGTGCCAACAATATCAATCTTCTGAAGCCTGTGGGGCAGTTTGGTACGCGTCTCCTTGGTGGTAAGGACGCGGCTTCTCCGCGATACATTCACACTCACCTCGAGCACATCGTGGATTCCATCTTCCGAAAGGAGGACTCAGGGATTCTCGAGCACCTCGACGACGACGGTATGATTGTTGAGCCTAAGAACTACTTCCCTGTTGTTCCCATGCTCGTAATCAATGGCTGCATCGGCATCGGGACTGGTTTCAGCACGGATATTCCTCCTCACCAGCCTGAGGATGTCGTGGGGCTTCTCCGCGATCGCCTGGAGGGTCGGCGGGACACCCTAGAGAATATTGCTCTGCGTCCGTGGTGGTTTGGCTTCCGCGGTCCCATTCAGCAGGTCTCTGACGGCGTTTGGCTGACGAAGGGTCTCTATACCTTTGACGATGCACGTAAGGTCGTGTCTATCTCGGAGCTGCCAGTTGGCACGTGGACCCACGACTACAAGGCCTTTCTCGATGAGCTCTGTACGAACACGGAGATGGATTCGGCAAAGTCAGAGGATGGCAAGCCGGTGCTGAAGAACTTCGACGACCTGTATAATCATATCGAGGTGAAGTTCGACCTCTATCTCGATTCGGATTACTATGATGATGCTCGGGCTAATACGCAGGAGTTTGAGAAGCGTTTCCGCCTGACGAACACTGTGCGGACGACGAATATGGTCTGCTTTGATGTGAACTCGACGATTACAAAGTACTCATGTGTCGGCTCGATGCTAGAGGGATTCTATGGGCCGCGCTTGACGGCCTATGAACTCCGCAGGAAGCGTGAGATTGAGCGGCTGAAGAAGGAGGCAGTGGAGCATGATGCAAAGGCGCGCTTCATCAAGGCTGTTCTCGCGGGGAGCTTGGAGCTCCGAAAGGCGACGGATGAGGAGATTGTGGCGATGATGAAGAAGCACTCGTTGCCGCCTATCTCGAAGCCTGATATGGGTGATGAGGTCGAGGCGTATGAGTATCTGCTGCGGATGCGGATGGACCGTGTGAAGGCGTCGGCGGTTAAGGAGCAGGAGCTGGCGGTGGAGGTTGCGCGCGCTTCGGTGGCGCTACTGGAGGGAACGCGTGCTGAGGACCTGTGGCTGAAGGATTTGGATGAGTTCCTGCTCGCCTGGAAGGCGATGCTACAGGCTCGCACGGAGGCGCTGGCTGATGTGGATGGCAAGAAGCGATCTGGTGCGAAGAAGAAGTTTGCCGTAAAAAAGGCGTAACCCTTTAGGAAAAGGGCCCAAAACTTCATATTTTTTAGGACATTAATAATATCCTAAAAAATATACTATGAATTTAAGTTTTTGGCGCGCTTTTTTTAAAAGCGCAAATTGCTCCTGGCGGGGATCGAACCCGCGACTTTGGCGTTGCATTTTTTCAACACTGGTGACATAAGTATACCGTAGTATAAGCACCACGCTCTACCAACTGAGCTACAGGAGCTGCGGGTTTGGGATTTATGTTGTATTGCGCGAGAGTAGCTCTGCTACTCGCGCTAACTTTTCATACAAATATTACCCTAAATACCTATATCATAAACGTTTTAGGTAGTCCTGAGGCATAGCCTTGGTTCTTTTTAGTTTGCGCTCGCTTTCGCCGCCGTACCTTACGAGTTGTCGCGCCGCCTACTACCTTGCTGAAATCAACCATAACTATCATAATATCATCAGCATTGTAGTCAGCTGGTGAATCAGGTTCAAAGACTTTTACTTGATTATCAATAAGCTGTTTCGCAATAGCCTTCAGGTCTCCCGTAAGGCCTGGGGCAATTCCCAAGATTTCTGTAGCAATTTGATTTGCCGTACGAAAATTACCATACGGTGTATCGACGAGGCCATCGGAAGCAACTAGAAGGCACCCTCGCGTCGGCCGAGGAATTACTAGAATTTCAGGATCCGCCACAACTCTAAAATCTTTCGCCCAATCTTTATTAAATTCTGGAACCTTTGGGTTATTAAATTTTAGACTGAAATCTCCAAAGGCGCGCGAGACCATTAAACATCCATCAACACGTGGGGCATCATCCTCTTCAGCCGTTACAAAGCCGCCATTTTGTTTAATACGACTTGTTTCATCTACTCGGTCAGGATTGTGTTTTCCTATCGCAGTTATGACAGAGCCGGTGTCAGGATTGAATATAAAGGCTGGTGAATCACCTATATAGGCAATATAACAGTGGGTCTCCGTTATAATTGCCACAGTGGCAGTGGAGCCGCTATCTTTATAATAAAGGGCGCCCTGTTTCGCAATAAGTTTATCGTGTTCTATGAAAATACGATGCAGACCGGCACGTAGACCTGCCTCATTATTTCCGACGGTTTTTACGAGATCGACTAATTTTTGGGGAAATATTTTTAGTGTGAAGTCTACGGTGAATGAACCAGAGTGACCGTCGAAGACACCGGCAATTAAAAATTCTCCGGAGACATCCTGTATAAAGGAGCGGTCCTCTGAAGGACGACCGCGTCCATCTATGGAGCAAACTCCGGTTCTCATCTAGGTCCTTTTTTTGAAAAAAAGCACGCCAAAAAAACGCCGACTTTTGAAAATTACGCAAAACTTGATGCCTATAGTAATACTGGCAGCATCGAGTTTTTTTGCTGAGTTTTTTTTCAAAAAAAGCTCTTTTTGGGGCCTTTTCAGTCCCGAGTTTTTGGGGCCTTTTTCAAAAAGGCCACTCTTAAATGAAAGGATTCGCAGGAAGACTTTTTGTTCCGGCACTACTCAAATGCTGCATATGCGCCAGAGGAATCGGTAGATGGCTGATGTCATTAATGTAAAAGAAATAGTGGTCCACGGCCGACAGTATGTGCGGAACAGACCAATCAATCACCTTTTGATTCAAATCCGCTACCTGTTCGGCGATACCATTAGGAAGATTACGGGCATACTGTAAATAAATGGCCCGCATAATAATTTTCAGTTCATCAACTGACTGCTTATCAATTACGTAGCCCTTCGGCTTGCTGCGTTCATAAACATTCTTACGGATGCTGTTTTGAATAACTTCCATGTTATCACCTGAAAAAAATGCACCGCTCACTCCCGATTTCTCCCAGTTTCCCCGGAGCATGTCAGTTTGAAAGCTGCGTTCGACAGATGTATCGTTTACAAATCCGGGAACAATCTTATTAATCGATGAAGCGAGGGTCTCCTCTTCTGTATCAAATGTCACGCGTCCGTTTTGTCCGGCAGGCGCTTTTGAGGTATAAGGTAATTCAAAACCTGGACCGATACTTCCCATACTACCGGTTGCTGCCAAAATATTTCCCTGGAATTATTTTCTAATAAACAGGTATACAATGTCGTCTCTTCTTAGATCCACACGCCAGGTTTCTGAGAACATCGGTTACTACATCCCTGTTGCGGACTGCCGCACGAAACTCTATGCGTACAACCCCGTTGACGGCCAGTCGACGTTCTCAACGGTCTCATGGGCGTGCCAGGCCGCCGCTGGCGCGGGCTTTTACAGCTCGCTTGTCGCGGGCCCCTCCGTCGCGACGGGCATCCTCAAGGATTTAGGCAGAACCGTTGTTTCATCAACGCGCGTCTTCCGCCGCGTTCAGCTTGTTGCACCAAACGGTGCCTCTACGTTTGGCGTTGCGGGCCTGGCCTCTACAACGTGGCCCCAGCAGGATTTCCTAACGGCCTACATCGAGCTTGGCTTCGAGGGCGGTGGTGTTCCCACGCCCGTCGCGCAGTTCGGTCGCTAAACGCTGGCCTTTTTTGGAAAAAGGCCCCAAAAAACTCGATGCTTTTGCAGCTGGCCTTTTTTGGAAAAAGGCCCCAAAAAACTCGGAGGTTTTTACAAAATATATTTTTTAGGATGTTTATAATTTCCTAAAAAATATAGCATACCGCCAAGTACTTAACTTCAGTACTAGACGGTATACTTAAATACATTTTTTATTTTAATATAATGACTAAAGTCCTTGTATTATATGTATTTCACGTTTATAATGATAGAGTAAAACATTTTATTAATACTTCCATTTTTTACGATCCAAACGTTGATTTTATTGTAATATCAAACGGAAAAGGTAATATTTTTACTGTTCCCCATTATGTAAAAACTTTATTAAGAGATAATATTGGCTATGATTTCGGAGGCTGGAGTGATGCTTTACTGACCGATAATTTATATGTGAATTATGATAATTTTATATTTGTAAATTCTTCTGTGACCGGACCATTTATCCCGTCATATTATAAGGATAAATGGACTGATATTTATATAAATGGACTACACAATAATATTAAGTTGTTTGGAAGTACAATTAATACCATGACAAATCCATTAAATGCATCACACGTTCAATCATATATTTTTTCAGTTGATAAAGATACATTACAATATTTAATTAATTGTGAAATATTCAGTACAACGAATTATGCAAAAACATTTGACGATGCCATTTTTCAAAAAGAAGTTTTAATGTCTAGAAAAATAATTGAAAGAAATTGGAATATAGGTTCTTTATTGCAGCACTATAAAAACGTTGATTTTACATTTAAAAATAAAAGACCAGAAGAATATAATATTAAGTTTATGAACGATGTAATGTATCCAGTATATAGAAATAAATTATGGAATGATTTCGAGCTTGTATTTATAAAAGGAAATCGGTAACGTCTAGTAACCGTTAAAAGTTCTTTTTAAAAAAGAGCAGAGTAGATGCAACTATCCTTCATATTCTACCTTCTTATTTCAATGGCAACCATTCTTGGTAGCGTATACTTTAATGTGGCGGCCGGCAAATATGTATCCGCCGGCCTCCTTGGTGCCGGCTTTTTAACTATTTCAATACTCTACGGCCTCTTCATGTATACTCCATCCGGCGATGTAGTTACTAGAGTTAAAGGCGGTCCCTGGCCCCCAACAATCAACGTATGTCCTGATTTCCTATCGCTTGTCACTCTAGCTGGAACAGCTGTTTGCGTAGATACAGTCGGTATAAGCAATACTTCAGGCGGCCTTAAAAAATGGAATAATACCGGTCAGACCGGCTCGCAGTTTATATTTGACTTAAGCCTAACTCTAACCGGTCAAAAACGTATCGACGAACTCTGTAAGCAATGCGCTACAAAGGGTGTTACCTGGGAAGGCGTCTATGACGGCTCAGCGTGTCTAAATAATCAGCCGCCCATCCCTTCTGGTGCGACTTAAATACAAACGACCCAACTAAATAAGTAATGAAAGATACAGTATGTTTACATCCTGAGGTGGAAAGTTCCATCTTAGAATGGATACAAAAACGTGATAAGCCCGCTGTTCTCCTACTAGGTCCCCCAGGCATCGGCAAGACTACCCTCGCCCTCAGAGTATTTCGCCAAGCCGCTCTCCGCCCCATCGAGTTTAATGCTAGTCACACTCGCAGTGGTACCTCATTTCGTAAAACGATTCTACCACTTCTCAGAGAGGGCGGTATCGTGCAGATGATGGAATCCGGTTCAAAGGGTGGTATTGGCGTACTCTTAGATGAGATTGATGGACTTTCAAATGGAGAGCGTGGTGGTCTTAGTGAGCTGCACACCTACCTCAAGGGTAAAGAGTCACATGAGGGACGTCCTCTTATTCTTATCAGTAATACCATCGATACGCGCACCCTCCAGCAAATAGCAAAACTCTGTCTAACGTTTGAAATCCAGAACGTGACAACTGACCGTCTGAAGCTCTGGCTAAAAACCGACATCCCTGAGACTTTTAATGGCGATCTCCGCTGCCTTCAGAGGCAGATTGCAGGACTCGAAGTCGCTCAGGACTATATCGAAATCCCTGAAGGAGTTATGCCCGTTGCTGCCTGGACCCTCTGGGGTGACTGGGACCCCATGCTCGATTTTGATATTGAAAATAATGAGGGCAATCTTGCCAGCCTCATCTGTCTGGAAAACATCCCAGAGCGTATTGAAGCATCTCTCGGTGATACTCCAGCCGCTTGGAAAATGTATCTTGATATTTTTAATGCATATAAGACGAGCGATCAGGGGGATTTCTGGGCTTTTTTCTACCAATGCTGGACGATTTTACCGATTTCTTTACGACTTAAGCTAAAAACCATAAGTCTTCGTCTCGCGCAAGAGGCTCCACTCCCTCCTGGTGCAGAGCCACTAACATCTGATAAGTTTCGGTACACGCCCGTTCTCACAAAGCAGTCAGCCATGTTTAACGCCTGGAAGCTTTTGTGTGAAGTTTCCGAGAAGTACTCGGTACCTGTGCGCCTTGCACCGATGTATGCAGAGCTTGAAATACAGGCTGGAAATTTAAAGGCTGATAAAATAAGACGCTATCAGGCTATAAGTTTGCAACATTTGGATTCACTTTATGGGACTCAGGCTCTATGAGCCTTCGCTGTAGTTATCCTCATCCTTATTCAACAGCTTTATAAAGTTCAGAGGGCCCTTGCGACCCAGTCTATAAGATCTACCCAAAATCTGCTTCTCCTCCTCGTGTGTCATCGCGTGAAGAAGAATCACATGGGTGGCCGATGTAATATTAAGACCCGCTCCCGCAAATTGTGAGTTGAGTAGAAGGCAGCGTAGGTCCCCTGTATCAAAGGCGCGCAGAGTTGCCGAAATTGTGTCCTTCGAGCCTTTCAGGCTGCGAACTTTAATCCCAAGGTCCTCTATGCCCTTCTCAATAGCATTAAAAGGATTGTCGTAGCGACTGAAAATGAGAAAGCGCCCCTTAGGATTATCTGCAAGAAGCTTCAAAAGCGCCTCGTGCTTCTTTGGAAGTGCATCCACCGGTTCAATTGTATTTGTAGTAGGCTTTAATAAAAGCTTCGTACAGGTTGACGGATGGATTCCAGTGCGACAGAGCGGGCAATCTAAGTTACGCGCAAGACTGAGAAGCAGGCAGGTGGCGCAAAAAATACGCGAGCAACACGGTGTAATCAGATGGTCGTTCGGCTCCTCGTAGCAAATGGGACACACCTCTGTGGCAAAGTTCTGAATACGCTCTTGAATACCCATAATAGACGCCTTGGTCTTCTGTATTTTTTCAGTGAGAGATTTTAGCGCTAACTCCTTTGCCTGCGGAGTGGAATACTCCATCGACTCCTTAAAGGCATACGTTTTCTGTAGGCGTACCAGCTCCTTTTTAATACTGAGTGTAACTGCCTCGATTAAACTCGTTGTATCCTGTCCCTTGACCCCCAGACTTTCAAGAGCACCAGCAGTATCTCCAGCGTGAAGCATCTGCTGAATATCAGTCGAAACTGCATGGTTGATAATCTGATTAGTTACGCTGGATCTACACCATATTATCTGGCGATGAAGAGGCGGCAACGAAATCGATTTCTCAATTAACTCTTTAGAGCACGATACAATAATATGGGAACGATTTATATGTGACGTCGTGATAATATCTTTTAAAAATGAATATGATTTTATATTAAATGCCTCCATAATATAATAAACATCCTTATTAATACGTGACTTGAAATGGTCCTGTAAATGAGAATAAAGACTGCCTGAATTAAATATATTATTATCAATATACTGTCTATCCAAATATAGACTGTGGTGAATGTATACGAGATTTAGCCAAGACGCCGTAATAAACCAATAGAATCGCGCAAGGGGCATTGTATTCGTCGAGCTAATATGAATGGTATCGGCCTCATCAATGAAAACGCGCTTCCAGCGAACATTCGACTTATGCGTTTTCGGAAGAAATGATTTCACAATAGTATTGCTAATAAGAACAACGTCGGCTGCAAAAAGATTCGTGAAAAAATCCTCGTCCTCTATTTGTGCTACACGAGCGATACAAAAGTGTTTCAAATTCGTCTGCTTCGTAATATAATCGGACCACTGACGAAAAAGGGTGTGAGGTATAATAATAAGTGAGCCAGCCTCTGAAAGGTCGGTATATGGTTTCTTTACAATACTGAAAATATTAGAAGAAGAGGAAGGGAGAATTGAATTGTTATTATTAATTTTATGGATTTGATTAAGCCGAGCGATGTGGCCGAGAACCATCAAACTCTTTCCAGCTCCAACAGAATCTCCTAGAATTGCGTAATTCGAGAACATCCGCTCATTTGCGATTTCAAAACCATTTGTTAAATTATACTCGAGAACCTCCATTTTATTTAGAGCAATTTTCTGGTGAAGGTGGAGAGGGAGTTTCAGAGCACCTTCTGGTGGCTCAACCCCTGGAGAATCCTCCTTGAGACTATTTACATGGACTGTATGAAGGTGACGGATATATTCTTTCACACTAGACATCTGTATTGTATTTTATCATTTTTGTTTAGGCTAAATCAGCATAGAATTTCTTCAACGTGGATTCCTTCACGAAATCGCGCACCTTCATCGTAGTCTTCTTAACATAAGGGTTGTCAGGCTGGTCGCGCATCTTCGTCTTATTGAACGTGTTTTCAGAATGCGAAATTACGAGCATTACCTTATAAGGGTCGAGCTGAATCATCGGATTTCGATAGTCCTCGAGAAATGACTTTTCTTCTGCGTGTGTCACAGTCTCATCATAAGTGTTTTTTAGAGCATATGACTTTCGCCAGGCCATCGTACCATTTGTCGCGTGATTCTTGTTATATGGACCAAGTTTGTAAATAGTCTTGATGTCCGTGTAATACATGTAAATCTCAGACGACCCCGCGAGCTCGATTTGGGGGTGGAGTTTGAATTTCGTGACAACGTGGCTAACACGCTCGGCAGGGTAGTAGTCATCGTCGTCCATTGCCACAATAATCGTTCCTGTGGCCTCCTTATTCAGGCGGTTGCGCTTTGCTCCAATAAGTTGCTTCTCCTCATTACGAATATAACGGAGCATGGGGAGCTTGCTCTTATGAGCCGTAAAAATGTCCTCTACCGAATCGGTGCCGTCGTCCAAAACAATCCACTCCATCCGATCCTTAGGATATGACTGATTAAGAAAACATTCAATAAGAGTGGGGATAAAAGTACGTCTATTATATGTTGGAGTGATAACAGACACCAACGGATAATTTAGATTACGTTGCGACATTCTTATATTTTTATCGCGACCAGTGTTTATGCCGGCTTCACTTTAGAAATTGCACCGTTATACCAAATGCGACCACAAGAGCAGTAAATGCGCGCAATGTTGTACTGCCATCACTACCCTCTTGTATCTTGCCAAGAGGGCTATATGATATAAATTGCAGATTTCTTAACCATGCTGGCATACTTGTCGATACTTCTACTAATGGAAACAGTGGCGCCCGCCACACTGGCGGGTCATATAAGCAATAGAGTAATACAACCGGATAAAAAATCATACCCCATGGCGCATAAAAAAACAATTTATAATACCAGGGCTCTGATACCATAAAGTTGGTTATAATAATCGCTGCAAATACCATGCCTATACAATAAGAAACCTGTCGTAATGTGTCATAGATTGTATAGCCCTTAATCCTTGTTAATACAACATCACGCTGCGCATCTAAATTAATCATTTGTGTGGTATAACCACTTTGCTCTGCTGCTATAGTATTCGATGAGGCGCCACTTATATCTTTTATTGTTGCATTTATGGCTTGTTGTAGGTTATAATAGGAACCTGATAAACTTTTTGCATCTGGGTCAGATTGGTATTGCTTTAGTCTATCTAGACTTGAGTTAACACTGCCTTGAAGTGTTGTTAATCCATTTGCAGAAATAACACTGGTGCCTGCACCCATCTATTGAGGTTATCGGTTTCCCACTTAGACAGCATATTTCGGTGCACCAGAACCGGAAGCAATAACAAGGAAATTAATACTCTCAACGTAAATTGTTAAATTGTAGGTGTAGTTCGTTCCAATTGGAAGTGCGTGAAATTCAATTTCAGCCTGTAAGTTCTTCACTCGACTCGCGTTCAAGGATCCAGATGGTTGAATTTTAGAACTTGTTATCGCCCAGGTGTAAATTGGAATTTCAGCATTTGTAATTCCAGAAGTATATCTAAATGGGGTGATTTTGCTAAAGTAATCTGTAGCCTTTTGCTCCTGAATTTCGTTACCGTCGCAGAGAATTCTAACATGTTTTATAATATCCTTCTGCGCATTTGGAATCAAAAGACCACTTGTGGCACCAGTTCTTAAATACGGATCAGCACTTGCGGTCTGTTTCAGAGGCGCATAGGGATACGTATACCAATTCGTATAATTACTAAAATCATTTCTGTAAATTGAATCAGAGCGTTTAGTACTAAATATAAAGCGTGTTATAGGATTATGAATATCCAAATCAAACGTTTGTCGATTTAAATGAATACCTTCAAAAGGAATCTTCATAACTTGTGGAAATACGTAGGTGAGAGGCTGTTTTGCAAACGTCTGTCGTTCGTCGTCTGATAAATAAACATACGTCGACTGAATCCGAGGATTGAGAAACCATGTGTTTAATTCCGTCGTGAAATCCACATCAACAAGAAAGTTTCTAAGCTGACCGCTTATGTCCTGGGCCACACCATAAGCCGGATTATTCAAATCAATATCTGCCTGGCGTCCATCGACCTTGAAATCGGGTCCAACCCTGTAGCCAGAGGCATCGAGAATAGAATACAGCGTGTTTGCAGGATTTAGCGTTATCTGGATTTCACATTCCTGGTACTGTAGACCAATGAGAGGGAGTGCCTGCGAGGTTGCATCCGTGAACCAGAAGTTTAACGGGACGTGGATATCTTGACCGATTATACTGGGACGGTTTGATTGTGAACCGATGGCATTAACATCTTTTATAACGGTCGGGTATCCTGTTTTTGATGCGCTAGTATAGGCACCGAGTGCGGGGTTTGTTAGCTCTGGCGTATCTCCAACTAAAATGGCCCACTTTGCATAAGTATCACTATCATATTCGAGCTGCGCCTTTGATAGTAAATACGTGCCGTCGAACTCCTGGATTTTCTGACCGCCGATAAAAAAGGCCACGTTCTGAATAATGGCAGCTCCGAGGAATCGTGACCAGTAAAAGTCATATTGCGATGAGCGTGTAGCGATTCCGTCGCCAGGTGTTATATATCTACTGTAAATGTCTGGGATCTGAAATGAAAAATAGACGTCTGATAATAAGTCGCCGACACGCTGTATTTTTGTTCGAAGTTGTATTGACTGATCGTAGCGGAGTTGATTGGGACCGTCTAGAGCGGTTGTTACACTTTCCATGGAAAAGTGCGAAAAGCGCTTGAAGATTTTATAATAATACGTCATTTGTGGATTTCCACTTAAGATAACATTTTGACTTCCGTAGGCTATCATAACTAGGAGACCACCACCGGTCATATTGACTCTAAATCGTATGCTGAAAAGCTTTAAGGCCTGAGCTTTTTTTGGAAAAAAGCTCGGCAAAAAAACTCGATGCTGCTAGTATTACTATAGGCATCTAGTTTTTGGGGTCTTTTTTCCAAAAAGACCAAATCAGTGCTGGTCCGTCCACCAAGTATCAGCATTATAGGGTGGCGTCTCAGAGTTTGACACTGCAACAACCTTCGAAGGGCCTCCAGCCATAAGACTATTAATCTCATTTATTGATAGTGCATACCGGGCATATTTCAGTTCACTGAGCTGTCCCGAGATTGGCCCCCCAAAGTTCACATTAAACGGAAGAGACGGTGTAATAACTTTACTGAGTTGTCTGTTACTCGGTGAAAATATAACAATATTCTGGAAGTTCTGGTATGGCATATTTCCAGTGAGCGGGAGTCGCGTAGCTAGGTTTCCATTTATATAGACGTCAAGACCGCTCTTGTAGCAGTTAAGAACAACATGAACCCACTTTCCTACCGGGATATTTGTAACATCTACATATGTAAATGGACCCGTCTGCGTATTCATGATAACTCTCATCGTATTTGTTGTTCCAAGCATAAATACACCAGGACCCATTAAGGGCCACGGCGAGTTGTAACCCTTGTGGAAAATATGCTTTAACCTATCCATTCCATCAAAGGTACTTTGATTCACAAATAAATAAAATGAATATGCGAATTCAATACCGGTTCGTTCATTTACAGATATACCTATTGGAATTGAATCGGAGTTATTCGGATTCTGTGAAATAGTAATCATGTTTGCATCGGATAGTACGGTTTTATCAACAAGTGTCACAAAGTTTAGTGACTTACTCGTAAATATATAGTATATGAATTGCACGAAAAAAATTAAAGCTGCAACAATAAGCAGGGTGAGAATACTCGAAACTGCCTGCGATGATGCAGTATTCGATGTAGTATTCACTGAGCTATATGAACTACCCATCTGTTTCTATCTAGCATTTAGTACTTAATTTAAGGTCCAGCCGTATAAAGTTGATAGATATCACTCGGATTCAGCGCCACATTTGCCAGCTGTATTTTTGATAAATAGCCATCGAATCCACCATTTTGTAGAAGGGTCGCCTTTACTCCACTCGGGTCGACCTTGAAATAGGATCCGGTAATACACGAACGCGAGAGCTTACCATCATTGTAAACATCAATCGTACGCCCAGATATTATAACAGTCACTTGCACCCAGCGCTGGAAATCAATTGACTTTAAGTCACAAATTGAAGCATTATCTAATATACTATCATCTAGAGCCATAGGAGCTAGTAATGTTGTAACATCAGATGTTGTAAGAGAGCCATCGGTTATTGCCTGGGAGTTTGGCGTTGAAGTTCCAGACGGCGCAGCTTTAGAGTCCTTGGATGACGGTGTGTAAGTGCTTGAGCTCGAGTCCCGGGAATGTGTGCGCACCACAAGCGTATTTTTAAAGGCTCCAAGCGCTATAAAGAGCGTCGTGAAGTTTGTACCGCCAATGCTTATGATATGCTTGCGAGAGTTGCGATTCACATTATAGCTATTGACATAAAGCCAGAAACTTACGCTGTAATCACCACCCTCAAATGGCGATGGAATTGAAGTTATAGCTGGCGGGGCAGCCGTGGCGACTATTTGATTTCCAACAACGATAGTTGGCTTAGGACCAGGAGTCGTCGTTATAAAACCATACATATAGTACACAACTACAAGACTTGCCACAACAAGTGCAACTTGTATGATAAATCCTGCACTAACCATTCCTACCGATATGTGTTAAAATAACTTTGGGACTTAACAGGGCCTTATGCATATTGTGTTGTAAAAGGAATACCAGACCTAGAGGTATTTATATTAAATATATTCGGATATGATGATACATCTGGGGCACCTAACTTAGGGAATGATAGGCATGAACCGTCGAGGCAGAGTTTCGTCACAAACGAAGTAGGCGGGCGCGATTCAATATCATATGTTAGCGCATTTGCCGTCGTTATAAATATAGTAGGGTCTCCACGAGTGTTGGTAGCCTTCGCATAAGTTGCACTAACATCATTAATTGACTGGCGATTCGGTAAAAAGGTTAAGCCACCAATCTGACCGGATAGTAATGGGTCACCTACAATTAGTGGCGTACCATTTGTAATTGTGGAAATCACATTTTGCATTTTAGTTGAAAGCACGAGTGAGTTATTATAGTAGATGTCTATACGCCGACCCTCTCTCGCAATAGTTATCATAACCCATTTCTGCTGATCTATCGGAGGTAGACTTACAGTTTCCACTTGTGTAACTTGAACTCCGTCTGTATCGGTGCTCGTGCGAACCGTTAGTTGGGCTGCAATACCGTTTGGCCGGCTCGCATCAGGTACGTTCATCACTTCTAGGGTATAAATACCATGTATAGTAAATACCTTTTGATAACCACTGTGGTTACAATTCGTGCAATCATTTATAGTATTACAGGTGCAAACAGGGTAAAGGCCTGACCGGCAATCGGGCGAATTAGAGGCAAGACCACAATCCACGTGCCCTCCAGTACGAGACAGGGCATCCAACATCACAAAACATTGAAAACTGCCTTGTCCGTCAGTGGCGAAGGCGTTTGCGAGCGCCTGTGATGAGAAATCTGAAGTATTAAGAGCATTTGTCTTTGATGACAACTTAAACGGCCCATTTTTTAGTGTTGTCGTCGACGTTTGTGTCGGCCGTAGAAGAAAATATAGTATTACGACTAAAAGTATTAGCCCTAAGACTATAAATATAACCATGCGGTCCATTCTATTACTACTTGCTAAAAACGGCAGCATTCAGGGTCTCCTTGCCATACGTGCGAATAGCTTTTGAACTCAATGGCGTATTCCAATAAGAAATATTAGAAACATGAACGGCGCGTCCTACAATTGTAGGGGGTCCATAAAAGGGTGTGGCAGTTGGTACGAGTCTCATAGTATTTCCGAGGAATGGCACAGACTTTTGTAGATCCCCATTAATATATACCTCAAGTAATGATTCTGAGAGCATCATTGTAATTCTAAAGGGCGTTCTGATAGGCACGTTTGTAATAGGTGGCATAGAAATTGTTGTAATATTTAGAGAGTCCAATAGAGTCCTATCAGCGGTCTTTTGAATCTGATTGGGCCGAGCCCCTGCTCTCCCTGATGGTATACCTGATGGTATGCCTGAGGATGACCCTGTTGGAGAGCCGTTTGTCGTAGGTAAAAATATTATTTCTGCCATTAAATCATTTGTATAAGGGTCCAAATATAAGATGAAATTTGTCTGCGGCATCTTTAAGATAATCTCTTCGATTGAGGTGTCACTTGCAGTTAGAACTACATTATTGGCAGAGCGATAGAGGAGTACTCTTGGGACAGATTGGTTAACAAAATCACTTTCAATAAAAACATCCAATGATACGGTATATTTGCTTGAAACTAAATTTATAAGATTTGCTGAAGCATCTGCCGCCATAATACTGGTTGGAAACGCAATTTGCCGATTTGTTGGCAAATATGGAATTGGAATTGCGCCGCCATCATCGGGTAGGAATGAAAATGTCTTGAATCCCATGCTTTGAAGAACTATCAAAAATACAAGACTAAACATAAAAAACATGACTGCAAAAAAACTGTATTTGAGAGCGATTGTTAAATACTTACCAGATGATTCTATAGTGATTGGGCTTCCAAACAATGAACTAGGTGCTCTGGTGACGACGCGAGGCTCTACGGGACTCGCACGCTCAGGCTTAAAATCAAAATTATGTTTTTGATACTTATCGCCCATCTACTGGTATGTACCGGAATTAACGGCTACCGTGGAGTACTTAAATTAAGTACTCCACTCTGCTGGCTAGAACGAGAAGTTAAGTGCTCCCCATGATACAAAGCCACGGAGTGGCTTTGGTTATGGGGAGTACTTAACTTCAGTACTA